CACAAGACTCTTCTGCATTCGACGGCGGTTCTAGTCAGTAGTAGATGTTTAAGGCGTGGCAGAGACATTTCATCCTTACTCTACGGCATTGGTCCACATACAAATCGTGGTTGTGACACTTCACTTATCATCAGTGAGCGAACAGAGAATAGTTCAGTGATTTGAGTAATTAACCTGATTAAATGAAGAGGCATGATAAATGATAATACTCTGGCTTTATCGTTAATTACTTAATTCCACATGTAAGCAATTTGCCCGCTTGGCATAGCGGGCATTTTTTCCAGGTACTTTTGAATGAGTACTGATGGATAAATACATTGCAGTGGCGTGCCACGTACCAAAACACCAGCCCTCATTCGAAACTACCTACCGCACTGCTTCTTTAAAATGGCGTTAGTCGTGAAATATTGACCGCCATCGAGTCCCCCTTGTAACCTTAACTCTTCCTGATACGTGAATAATGATTTGGTGGCCCTTGCTGGACTTGAACCAGCGACCAGGCGATTATGAGTTGGTTGATAACCCTTTACTTACAGATACTTAGCGATACTTTTCAATACCTTAGCATTTTTTAAAACTACTGTATAAATACCTGTATATACCCCAAAATACTTCTTTACGGTATCCTATAGGTATCCTGGAACAGAACAAGCGATTTTCCAGGATACCAGATCGCTTGGTGGGGTGTATGAGTGAAATTATTCAGATTCTCTAAAGTAAAAATTGCAGAACTGCCAACGCCGGAACATGGACAGGTCGAATATGGTGATACGGAGGTTAACGGGCTGCGTGTCCGTGTAGGTTCGTCTGGTGTGAAAAGTTTCTGCATTTCCCGTAAGCGTAACGGAAAATTTATTCGTGCAACGCTGGGGCGTTTTCCTGATCTGAGCGTGGATAATGCCAGGGCTAAAGCTATGGAACTCCTTGGCGAAGTCGCCACAACGGGGATAAATCCGAACATAGCAAAGCGCACTAACAACAAGGCCATGATAACGCTGAGTGAGGCGATTGACGCCTACGTAAAAAATCGTGGCCACCGCCTGAAACCCTCCACAGAAAAACAGTACCGCAGCATATTACAGAATTATTCCGGTGACTGGATGGCCCATACCCTCGCCAGTATTTCCCGCGAACGGGTGGAACAACGGCATAAGGCCATCACTGATGGGGCTGTATGGTTCGGTGCTGATAAAACCACGTTACGGGCTGGGGTTGGTACAGGAAGCAAGGCACAGGCCGATTTATGGGCGCGTGCGCTGCGTGCCGTGTGTCGGTTTGCGCATGATCATTATCGTGATGATGCGGGTAATACTCTTTTACCGGATCCGCCGACGCTGGTACTGAGCACTAAGCGCCAGTGGCACGGAACGGTAAGAAAAACGGAACGTATCCGCCTGCATGATTTTTCGCGCTGGTTTGCTGCTGTAGCAGCTGTACGCGACCAGGGCGAACAGAAAAGGGATGATATAGCGGTGACGGTATGTGATGCCGTGGAAATGGCGCTTTTTACCGGACTGAGAAAATCAGAAATTTTTGGCCTTACGTGGGATCGCGTGAATATGGGCGGTCGTTTTTTCTGGATAGACACCACGAAAAACGGGGATCCGCTCGAATTGCCGATCACTGATACGTTGCGGGAGATGTTCCGCCGCCGGCTGAAAATAAAAAACGCTGATGATGTTCTGGTGTTTCCTGGTGTGAAGGGCGTTATTCAGGAGACACGGCACATCATAGACCGGATAAGCGCGGCTACCGTTTCAGAGTCGAACGATGAAATGCTCTCCCCTGTACCATTCAAATGGCACGATGCGCGCCGGACGTTCGGAACGGTTGCCGAACTGGTGGGTGTGGGCAATTACATCCTCAAGCGCCTGATGAATCACCGTACTATGCGAAGTGCTGACGTAACGCAGGGGTATTTACATTTTGGTGCTGATGAACTGCTGGAGCCAGCGTCACGGATAGAACGGGCAATTCTGGAACATGCCGGGCTGGTGGAGAGTAAAAAATCTATTGATGCGCAATTGATGGCGGTCTTAAACAACCTAAGCGAAGAAGAAAAAAGGAAATTAATTTTTTCCTTATCTACAGATGAGTGTAACCAGTTATGGCAGAAAGAAAAATAACAACCCCTGATTATATCATTCACCTTTTTATACGTGAGTTATTTACTTACGGTGATAAAGCCTCTGTTGTACGTATAATTAAACGATGCTATGACGATAAAAATAACAAAGGGATAGACGGTTTTACAGAGCTTCTTACAAGTGTAGTTGCGTATTTTGCAAAATCAGCGAATGCTACAGAGGTTTTTCTTTATTTTATTGGCTTTACGACAGAAAATAAAAAGTTTAAACATCCAGAATTTTTTATCCATCAATTACAGCAAATGGATACTAGAAAAGAATCTTTTTTTCAGATTGAAAACTTGCCACCAGGCGCAATTAGTGCGTTAAATTCGGCAATCTCACTGTATGCAATAGGAATGAGAAATAATGCTGATAATCTTGTAAAACTTGGAATATACTTGTTAATTTCAGGGCTTTTTGAAGGTTATCATGTGGATTATGTTTGTGATGAAATATCAAAGCAAGCTATTGCTGAACATCAAAGAGAAAAAGCAAGCAAACCAAGAAATCATTATTACAATGAAGTTATGCACGTAATTAAATTAACGTGGGAAAAGTACCCTAAAGCCAGTAAAACAGGTTTATTGAACGAGCTTTCTGTTTACTATCATGGGAAAGTAAGTAAAAACACTCTGGATAAATGGATTAAAGAATCAGGAGCACAACCACCAAGACCTGATAAATATTCTTCGTTTGAACTTGTTCACCCCCAATAGCTGGCTAGTGTATCTTAATAGCTGGCTATTAAGGCTAAATAACTGGTAACCTCCCCACAGCAACTGGCTATTGGGCTAAAAACAAAATACCCATTGATTGATATTTATCACCGTTGTTACTTAGAAGTACACGGTGATAGATATGAATTTAAAGAAATCTGATTTATCAACTGACCGCCTTACACGTGCTGAAGCTGCTGCCTACCTTGGCGTTAACAATCAAACGCTGGCGAACTGGGCCTGTACTGGCAAGGTAAAAATCCCTTTCCATAAGCTGGGGCGCAAAGTGCTGTATATGCGCACTGATCTCGATGCTTATCTTGCATCCACTCGCAGAACGCAGACGGTGTAAGGGGGAGTGATGGCACATAAAACAAAGGCGACCGTAGAGGGCCGCCAGTGGCATAACACTAAACTTGAGCATATCCAGAATACCAGGTTGTTGGCTGGTGGGCAATGCTATCAGTCTGGCTCGATTCGCTGCCATGCCTGCAATGAGCGTATTTTCCTAGAATACTCTTTAAGGTACTTCTCAAGGATAAACGCACATGGTGCGAATCTCTCCGGTTCATGTTCGTTTACCGCATTTTTGCGTTGTTTTTTCTTGGATGAGGATAATTTCTTTAATGATTTGTCAGTCATCGTAGATACCTGTAACCCTGTGCGCCACAGTTCACCGCACCACGGCGCTGGTGATGGTTACTCCTGCTCTTTGGCCTTGCGACGCTGGCGGTATTCAACTTCTCGCTTTAATGCTGCTGTTACAAACTGCCCTGTACTTTCACCAGGCATTTTTACCGCCTCAACATTGTTCATAACTTCATGCGGAACCCTTGCCGCAACTGTTTGTGATTTTGCGTTTACTGCTTTTGTCGCCATGTTGTGTACCCCTTACAAAAAACAAATGCAGTATGCAGGAAAAAAAATAAGTGTTCAACACTTGACGTGTTTAACACCTGGATTTAAATTGGTGTTCAACACCTTGTTGATGCAAGGTGCAGAAACGACGAAACCCGGCAGTGCGCTAACACTAACCGGGCTTCTAACCACCAACGATAGAAAGCGTATCGAGGTAGCTATGAGAAATCATACCACACACCCGCAAGGGCGGGACTCGCACGACCTGAATAAATACATCTGGCGTTTTATCGCCCTGAGCACCGCACAACCGCGCGTGATTCACATCGTGGCCACCAGCGAACAGGAAGCACGCCAGCAATCCCCGGCTGGCTGCGTGATGGTATTCGCCGCCCGTATTCGTCAGGGGGTGTGCCATGCCTGATATGTCAAATTACCAGTACCTGATTAATCCGCATTTTAACTGTGAGCATGATATTGCTAAAAAGGTTTATTCCGCTGCGGATGGGGCTACTGACAATATATCAATGGCTGTTGCGTCAATTGGTAGCCTGATGTGGCATGCGTCAGAAAATGAGGAATATGACGAAAAGGCCATGCGCATTGATATGGGTAATATCGGTTTGTTACTGGCAATGCTTGGACATTTTGATATTTCGTTACGGTGCACCATTGAAAATGCCACAGATGCATTAAATGCTATAAAGAAAGCGAATACTGATTCAAATCGGGGATAAATAATCATGAGAACGTATTTATCTGGCTTGACTGCCAGCGGTTATGCACACCCCCAAATTATCCCCGGCGCTATTTATCTGGATAAGAACGGTAACAGAGTAACGGTAAAAGAACTGATGTTTGACCGTGTGTATTTTATTCGTGATGGCTATTCATTTCATAGTTCGCTGAACGTGGAGATCTTTATTAGCAGATTCAGGCGGGAAATCCCGCTTTCCAGAAATAACCATGTGTCACGTGTGAATGTGGATAAAAAACTACAGGAACTGAAAAACATGATTGCCGCGTGGAGAGAGCAGAAATGAAAAAAGCGCCAAATTTAAAACACCAGCCACGTGACAAAATGACGGAAGTCATCATTTTTGCGGGTAGTGATGCGTGGGCACATGCGAAGCAGTGGCAGGAACAGGACGGGCGACTGGCTGGCGATAACGTGCCTCCTGTCTGGCTTGGAGAGCAACAACTTGCCGAACTGGACAACCTGCAAATCGTACCGGACGGACGCTATCGCGTGCGTCTCTATCAGGCGGGGTTATTGCGTCCGGGGCTTGTTAATACCATCGGGCAGAAACTGGCAGCGGCAGGTGTCAGGGATGCTGATTATTACCCTGAAGGAATGCACAGCCAGAAACGGGAGAACTGGCGCGAATATCTGGAACGTGAACGGGCAGAGCAGGCGGAAAAGAAAAAGGTAGTTGAACTGCCTGTAAAGAAAAAAGAGCGGGTAAAAGACGATAACGCTTCATCACTGGCGCTTAACCAGATGGGAGCAAGTCAACGCGGCGAAGTTCTCCTGGCACATTATGGCGGTGAACTGGCGATTCATGCTGACTCTGACACTGTTCACCATTACAACGGCGTTGTATGGGAGCCAGTACAGGATAAAGAATTACAGCGAGCTATGGCACAGATTTTCATTGATGCGGAGATCAGCTATTCGCAGAACGCCATTAAATCGGCGGTCGATACCATGAAGTTAAGTTTGCCTGTAATGGGGAATACAGCCCGTAACCTGATTGGATTCAGTAACGGGGTATTTGATACCAGAACAGGTAATTTTCGGGGGCATAACAAAAACGACTGGTTGTTAATTGCCAGTGAATTACCTTTCAGCCCACCAGCAGAGGGGGAAACACTGGCAACACATGCGCCGAATTTCTGGAAGTGGTTACGCCGTTCGGTGGCTGAGAATGACCGCAAGGCAGATCGCGTACTGGCGGCATTATTCATGGTGCTGGCGAACCGGTACGACTGGCAGTTATTCATTGAGGTAACAGGGCCGGGGGGAAGTGGTAAAAGCGTGATGGCGGAGATTTGCACCATGCTGGCGGGTAAGGCTAATACAGTATCAGCAAGCATGAAGGCGCTGGAAGATGCAAGGGAACGTGCGTTAGTGGTTGGCTTTTCGCTGATTATCATGCCGGATATGACCCGCTACGCTGGTGATGGGGCAGGGATTAAGGCCATTACAGGCGGTGACAAGGTGGCAATTGACCCGAAACACAAAGCCCCCTACTCAACGCGTATTCCGGCAGTAGTGCTGGCGGTTAACAATAACGCCATGTCATTCAGTGACCGCAGCGGGGGGATCTCACGTCGTCGGGTGATATTCAATTTTTCGGAAGTTGTACCGGAGAACGAACGCGATCCAATGCTGGCGGAAAAAATAGAAGGTGAGCTGGCGGTAGTGATTCGCCATCTGCTTACACGGTTTGCTGACCAGGACGAAGCCAGACGCCTGTTATATGAGCAGCAGAAATCTGAAGAAGCACTGGCGATAAAGCGAGAGGGGGATTCGCTGGTGGACTTCTGCGGCTATCTCATGGCGTCGGTAATGTGTGATGGCCTGTTAGTGGGTAATGCTGAAATTGTGCCATTCAGCCCACGCAGGTATCTCTATCATGCCTATCTGGCTTATATGAGGGCACATGGGTTTGGTAAACCTGTAACACTGACGCGCTTCGGTAAAGATATGCCGGGGGCAATGGCGGAATATGGCAGGGAGTATATGAAACGGAAAACGAAGCACGGTTTGCGTTCAAACGTGACACTGACGGAGGAATCAGAAGACTGGATGCCATCATGTGTATCGGTCACTAATGACGACAGCAAAAATTAAACTTATGGAATAACTGTTCACCACTGTTCACCCTGTCATAAATATCTTTTATATCAGTATATTATAGGGTGAACAGTTATTTATGAACTGTTCACCAAACTATTCACTGTTCACCTTTTTGATTGTTTATTGAGCTTCAAGGGTGAACAGTGGTGAACAGTTGGTGAATAGTTTTTGTGAAACTGTTCACCCCTTAACATTATGAATTAAAAGAGAAAATATCAAAAGGTGAACAGGTGAAGGGTTAAAACGCAAAAATTTTAATTTACTGCTGTGAGATAAAGCCTATGACAGCGAAGCACACAAAAAAATCACAATCGCACGCCCTTGATTTGACGGAACACTGGTTAAGGGTGTCGATAAAAATCATCGACCGCAACGCCGGGGAAGGATATGCGAAAGCACATCCCGAACTGATTAGCGCATTCATGACAACGGCAGCTGCAAACTTTGCCACGCTGACAGAACGGGAGATTGCCGAAGCGGAACAGGTGACAACCATCAACGTTAAAACTGGAGAGCAGACAGCATGACAGCACAGATAGCGGCTTACGGGCGGCTGGTGGCTGACCCGCAGTTAAAGACCACCAGCAAGGGTACACAAATGACGATGGCTAGTATGGCGGTCCCCCTTCCGTGCAGCCAGGCAGATGACGGAACGGCGACGATGTGGTTATCCGTCCTGGCGTTTGGCAGACAGGCCGACGCACTGGCAAAACACCACAAAGGCGAACTGGTGAGCGTGGCGGGTAACATGCAGGTAAGCCAGTGGACAGGCCAGAACGGCGAAACGCGGCAGGGCTGGCAGGTTATCGCAGACAGTGTAATCAGTGCCAGAACGGCGCGACCGGGCGGCAAAAAAGGTCAATAGGGCCAGGCTACTGACGCACTGAACAGGGCAAAACAACAGTCGGGGAATGATGATCCGTACGGCGATAATATACCGTTTTAAATTCTGCAAATAAAAAAATGCCGGAAGAAAATAGATTTTCCGGCATGCTACATAAATCCCGACCAAAGGAAGTAAATACATTAACACGAATTATCAGCACTGAAGTTGTCACGGCAGATTTTATACAACATTGCACTTGGTTGCATGTATTCGCATAGCAAATATCGGTGATAGCATATATCCACAATTATTTTTAATGAATGCAAAGAGGATGCGTATGGTTGATTTATATTCGCCTGCCCAGCTTGTGCAGGTGGCTAATGCTGAAGATGTGCAAAAAAAATTAAATGCGTTGTTTACCAGTTTGTTTTTCACTCGCTCGGTAATGTTTGAATCGAGAGACATTATTCTTGATACGATCGACGATCCAAATATCCCGATCGCGGCGTTTTGCTCTCCTATGGTGGGCAGTAAGGTTTCACGAGATGAGGGATACGAATCAAAAACAATTCGCCCTGGCTATATGAAACCGAAAAGCAGCATTGATCCAAATAAGTTAGCTGTGCGCCCTGCTGGTGTGTCACCTGAGCAATACAATGCTTTTGGGGCGCGTAATATTAAAGTTAAACAGGCGATTGTAAATCAGGCTAAAGCTATTCGTGCACGTATTGAATGGCTTGCTGTTCAGGCAATCACAACGGGGAAAAATATCATTGAGGGCGATGGTATTGAACGTTATGAGCTGGACTGGAATATAAAACCACAAAATATTATCACGCAGTCTGGCGGTGCTGAGTGGTCAGGTAAGGATAAAGAAACTTTTGATCCAAATGATGATATTGAGAGCTACGCAGAATTTAGTGAGGGCGTCACTAATATCATCATTATGGGCGGTAATGTATGGAAGAAATACCGTTCATTCAGAGCGATAAAAGAGGCTCTGGATACCCGTCGTGGTTCTAATTCCGAACTGGAAACGGCCCTTAAAGACCTTGGTGATTCGGTGAGTTTTAAAGGGTATATGGGCGATGTTGCGATTGTTGTTTACAGCGGACGTTATACCGACGAGGACGGAACTGAAAAACATTTCCTTGATCCTGATTTGATGGTGCTTGGCAATACGGCTCTTCAGGGGATTGTCGCCTATGGCGGTATTCAGGATCCGGAGCTAATCCGAATGGGGCTGACTAAAGCCGAACTTGCACCGAAAAACTATATTGTGCCTGGTGATCCGGCTATTGAGTACGTACAAACGCACTCTGCACCACAGCCAATACCGGCCCGCATCAATCGTTTTGTTACCGTTCGCATTGGCTAAGGGGGAGCAATGGCTACTCATTACACTGAACTCATGTCTGGCACTGAAGCACTGGTTACTACGCTGGGGATATTTTCAGCCAATAAAGGGATAATACCTGCGTTTACGCCACTGATGCAGGAAGATGCAACTGGTGCGCTAGTGGTATGGGATGGAACGAGCGCAGGCAAAGCGGTTTATGTTTCCGCTGTACAAATCGACACAGCGAAAAAAACACAGGCACAGGTTTATAAGACAGGTGTTTTAAATGTTGATGCTCTGAACTGGCCTGAGTCTGTAAAAGAACTGTCGGCAAAGGTTGCCGCGTTTGTTGGCTCAGGTATTTCTGTTCAGCCGCTGGCTCGTGTGTAAAGGGGGATACAATGCAGAATCATTACAATGACCTTAAGCCAATTGCCGAAATGATGTATCCGGATCCAGCAGTAGAGGAATTAAAGGCTATTGCTGACAAAATGCGTTTAAGTGAACGCCTTGTTGATATGAATCAGGTGATGGAAATTACTACCCTTAGCCGTCGCACATTGCTAAACCTTGAGGCTCGCGGAGAGTTCCCCGAACGCGTACAGGTTACGGAAGGGCGTAAGGCCTGGTATTTAAGCGAAGTGATCGACTGGATAAACAATATTCCTCGCGCTTCTGAATATTGCCGCGTACCTGTCCCAAAAAAGCCAGATGCGGCGCTATGCCTCAAGATTGAGCGTGTACGCCGCAATGCACGGGATGGTCGCTATAAGTTGATTGGTTGATGAAATTAGGGCCCGTTCTGGCTGGCGGGTCCTTTCCGGCGATCCGGTAGGCTACGGGGCGGCGACCTCGCGGGTTTTCGCTATTTATGAGCATTTTCAGGGGGCTGGTGGTGGTTTTGTTGTTCGCTCTATCTCTATGAATAAGAAGAGAAAAATACAATCAATACACCAACCTGAAACAGTAATTAAGTTGTGGTATCAATGAAATTGCACCTGATGAACAAAAAAAACATGGCAAAAAGTTGCCGTGTAAGCGCCACTGCGTTTGATAAGTGGGGAGTGATTCCCGTCGAGCGTAAGGGCCGTGAGGCATTCTATGATGTTGCCAGTGTAATAGATAATCGGGTTAACAATGCAATTAGCCAGATTACAAACGAAACGGGCGATATTGATGACGATGAACTTTTACGCGTCAGGATCAGATTACTGACAGCACAGGCAGAGGCGCAGGAGCTTAAAAACGAGCGCGAACGCGGCGACGTTATTGATACAGAGTTTTGTATGTATGTTCTTTCCAAACTGGCGAGTCAGATTTCATCTATCATGGACAGCCTGCCGCTTACCATGCAAAGGCGCTTCCCACAGATGACTCCGGCTATGCTGGATGGACTTAAAAAGGAAGTGGCTAAAGCCTGTAATGCCAGTGCCGGAGTTGACGACAACCTCCCGCAGATACTGGCTGATTACCTGATGGAAACTACCGGAAATGTGCCGGATAAGTTGCAGCCGAATAAAGACAAGTAACGTAGCGCACTATGACAGAATCTGAATTGCTGGGATTAATCCGCCGCGTTACCGGAATCAAACAACCATCAAGCAAACAGGAGGCCACGCAGCCGGACAGCGTGATAGCCGAAAATTACGCGCGTGTGGTGGCTGAGATGATGCGCCGTGACGGTATCGAGCTTAACGGCGTGGATATGCGCGACATACGGATCAGAGTCCTTGAGTTGCTGGCATACCGTCGCCGTTCTCAACAACGGAGGGAGAGCGCGAAAAATACTTACCAGTGGAGGAAGCCGGAACGGTTGCGGCGGTAGATTCCTGATATTCAGGAAAACCACGAATCTGTGGGGTTTACTGGCGCGGTTACGGCGGTGACACGCACCGAGGCAGAACAATTACCGTAGGTTAAAGCGACAGTATTCACACCAAAGGCAGAAATTAGCGGTTAACGTAACTGACTGATATTTTCGGGAACAGCCAACGGCTGAGGCCGGAGCTATAAAAATAGCTTTGGGTACAGTCCTCAGTTTTGAGGGATGTTAACCAACTGAATAATAAGCAAAGCTCAAAATTGAGTTTTGTATCTGCCTGAGTTATTTCTGTGCTAACTTGCTGATATTCCCGATAACGCAAAATTGCGTTGGCTGGTGGGTGAGTTGCAGATCTGCAACTCGACCATGAAATTACGGAAACTACCCGTAGTTTGGGTAGTAAGAGCAACACCCAGATTTTGGGGCTTACTCGCGATACCCAAATACAGGGGATCGGTGGAAGAAATATCGTTTCTCATATGTGAGTACCGAGGGCGGAATTCCGCCTTCGGTTACTTATTGTGCTCATGCACAGGGAGGGGCGGGTCAAATCTCTGTACCCTGACGTCTTCCGGACTGCCAGCCCCATCGATTTTTTATACCCGCGAAAAATGAAAAACGCTTCACGCTGGTGGGTCTGATGCCGATATGGGGATCCACATAACGGATTATCCGTGATCATCGACCAGCTATCATGTCGGATAGTTAAAGTTTCATGACAGGTATGATGTTGCGTAACTTGTTGTTTTTATACCTGCTTATACTCTGTCACGGTATCCTATAGGTATCCTAGAAAAAACGAAGGGGTCACGCTGTTAACGTAACCCCTTGATAGATATGGTGGCCCCTGTT